TGAAGAATCTGAAGAAATCGAACAATCCGACAAGGGAGGAACTTTGATGCACTATAACGCATTCGAACAAACATCTGCTAATAACAACGAAGAAATTCGTCACTCATTAACAGAAGCTATGCAAACAGCAAAAGACCGTGGTCTTAAGCTTAGTAACGTTCTTGTAGACTTCGAGAATGGCGACACTCTTAAACACTCAATGAACAACATCGACAAGTTGTTCCCAGATCACCAATTGCAAAACGGTGTTCAAGTAATCTACTCACCTAACACTGCTACAGAACATATCTTGTCTAAGGTAACTAAAGTTCCAACAGCATTTGTTAAATCAATCATGACTGACTTGTCTGACCTTACTGACGAACAACTTCGTGCGAAAGGTTACATCAAAGGAACTGAAAAGAAAGAACAAATCATTTCATTCCTTTCTCGTAAAACTGATCCAACTACGATCTATAAAAAACAATCAATCGACCGTGACGATGCTATCGATATCGGCCAACAATTGAACGTTGCTGCATTCTTCAACCAAGAAATGCGCATCAAGTTGAACGATGAAATTGCCCAAGCAATCCTCGTATCAGATGGTCGTGTTACTGGTGATGCTGCTAAGATCAAAGAAGACAAGATCCGTCCTATCTCTAAAGACGAAGACTTCTACACAATCAAAGCTAAATACAATCCTAAGATGCTTCTTGACTTGTTCCAAACTGTTGCGGAATTCAAGACTAAGATGCTCGGTTCTGGTACACCAACACTTTATGTCAACCCACTCTTCCTTACTAAACTTCGCTTCTTGCGCAACAAGAACGAACAATGGGTATTCGGTGGACAACAACCAGCAACTAAAGAATATCTTGCTTCATTGTTCGGCGTAGCTGATATCGTTGAAACTAACTTCTTGAAAGAAGACGAAATGATCATGGTTAACCTTGCTGACTACCAAATCGGTACTAACAAAGGTGGCGAAGTTAACACATTCGAACACTTCGATATCGACTACAACAAACAAAAATACCTTATTGAAGCACGTCTTTCAGGAGCTCTTGTGCGCGCTAAATCTGCTGTGTACTTCACTCCAGAAAATGGTACTGCCGCTCCTGCTGCTTCGACTGGATCTGAAAATACAGCCGCTCGACAAGGGTAATAAATGAAATACTCTGGTAACGCGGGTTTTCGGATTACTGATGTAGAGGTCGAGCCAGATGTGTTTGAACCTCAAGTGGTTGTTAAGAAAGTACGCGGCGATGTTGTTACCAGTCGATACCATCGAGATCAAAATGGCGACAAATCGACTATTGACAACATACGAATTACCAACCAAATTTCATTAGTAGCGGATCAATTTTTTATGAAGCATATTTCAAATCTTTTGTATTTGGAATATCAGGGGGTCAAATGGAAAGTTGAAAGCTTTACTATAAGACCTCCACGAGTGATTTTGGATTTAGGAGGAGTTTACAATGAGCAAAAGAATGCTTATCCGACAGATTCTAACCGAAGCGATTCGGAAGTCTAATGAGGATTATAAACTCTTCTATAATCCTACATCGAACACCACTTTGACGTATCCGTGCATTCTTTATAAGAGAACGGGTATTAGACAACGGCATGCCGACAATGTTCGTTATCATTCACATGAAGTATATCAAATCACGATAATCGACAAACGAATCGATACTCCAATCTTACCTCAACTTTTGGAAAACCAATACTGTGTGTATGAGAATGAATTTATTGTCGATAATATGCATCACACTATTTTAAAAATTAACACGGGAGGATTAGCTAATGGCTAAACTTAAATTCGACGAACTCGGAAAACGTATTTATGAAACTGGTGTTTCCGAAGCCGTATTGTTTGTACAAAACGCATCTGGTCAATATCCTAAAGGTGTTGCTTGGAACGGTATTACCGCTGCCAACGAATCACCATCAGGAGCTGAAGCAAACGACCAATACGCAGACAACATCAAATACTTGTCACTTACTGGTGCTGAAAACTTTGAAGGTACTATTGAAGCATTCAACTCTCCAGTTGAATTCGACGAATGTGACGGTATGAAAGCTATCGTTAAAGGTGCTGTTGCCCACCAACAAAACCGTACACCATTTGGATTTGCATTCAAATCTATCGTTGGTAACGACATTAAAGGTAATGACTACGGTTACAAACTTCACCTTTGGTATGGATGTAAAGCTGCTCCATCAGAACGTTCACATGCTACTGTTAACGACAGCCCAGAACCACAAAACCCATCTTGGTCAATTTCTTCAACTCCAGTTACAGTTCCTGGTCACAAACCAACTTCTGTAATCACAATTGATTCTACTCAAGTTGAAACAACTAAGATGCAAAAAGTTCTTGACGCTGTATATGGTACAGATGATGCTGATGCATATCTTCCATTGCCAGAAAAGATTATTGAACTATTGTCTTAATTAAAACTTTATAGGAGGTATGTCATAGTATGATTAAACAGCAAGTTCGTTATGAGGATTTCGATGGTATCCAACAAGAGGAAACTCTTTACTTCAATCTTAACCGTATGGAATTGATTGCATTGCAAGCTCGTTACGGTAAAGACGATATGGCTAAATACATCGAAAAAGTTCAAGCCGAAGAAGACTACCAAAAGATGTACGATCTATTGAACGACATCGTTTTGACTTCATACGGCGTTCGTTCGGAAGATGGAAAACGCTTCATCAAGAATGACCAAGTTCGTGAAGACTTCAAAACTTCACTTGCTTACGAAGCTTTGATTGAAGACTTCCATGACGATGAAGGAGTTACCCTTAATAAATTTATTACAGGTATCACTTCTCATATTCGTGGGCTTAAAGAAGCAGCCGCTTCTGCCGCAGCTCCAGCTGCACAGTAATTCGGGTTGTGGGTGTATTTTTTGCACCCCTTCCTTTTTATTTGTTAAATTTTTTGAGGTGTGAGTATCATGGGATCAGAGTATCTTACAATAAAAACGGAAGATGTTGAATATTGGGATGAGGAAAAGAACGAGTTTATAACCGAAGATGGCGAGGAATACACATTCCGATACACACTTAAGAATTTAGATCGTTGGGAAACTAAACACGAGAAGCGTTTTATTGACAATAAAGAAGAAGTTACTGAAGATGATATTCTCGACTTCATTATTATGATGTGTGATCAAGATTTAGACACTTCTAAATTGTCACCTAATGATTTTAAAAAGATTATTGAGTATATGGGTCACACACCATCAGCAACAACTAACCCTAAACCAACAGGGAGTGCTCGACCAGTTGCTCAACGTAAGAAGATATTTACATCTGAGATAATTTATGCTCATATGGCACTTAACCATATTCCGTTCGACTGGGAAGATCGAAACTTAAACAAACTAATTATGTTGCTAAATAGTGTCGCTGCATTACAAGAGCCACCTAAGAAAATGACAAAGGAAGAGGCTATGGCAGAGCAGCGAGCTATAATTATGAAACGACGTGCAGAAGAAGCTGAAAGGAGAAAAATGCGTGGATGATTTTATTATTCATTCATACGATATAATCCAACACTTCGGAGTCAAAGGTATGAAGTGGGGCAAACGGTTACGAGATAACCACGTCCAGAACTTAGAATACAAATACCGAAAATTGGGTTACAACGAAGAACAAGTTAAACAGAAACTTGCAAAACGTCTTAGAAATGAGAAAATTGCATTGGGTGCTGTCGGCGCTGCTGGTGCCGCTGTTGCTGGATACATGCTTAAAAACAAAATCCAAGATGACTTTATCGGTAGAACGCTCAAGAAGGGAAAGACATTCGACTCTGTCAATGCCGCTTCTAAAATTGACACATCTAGACCTGTTTATGGCGCTTATCGAAAAAACGATAAAGTTAAGTATCGTGGCATGTATGGAATGCAAAGAAAAATGCGACGAGCTTTTTACGGGGATGACTATGGGTTGGGAGATCACGACAATATTTATAAATTCAAGGCTGTTAAAGATGTTAAGATAGCTCCTAATAGAGCCGCTAAAAAATCTTTTAAAAAGCTTTATAAGACTGACTCAGAATTCCGTTCAGTAGCTGATGAAATAGCTTCACAGCTTAATAAATCCAAAAGCAAGTATAATAATTTTAATGTTGGATTAGTTGCCAGAGGACATAATGAAACATATAAGAAAAATATCGATAAGTTCTATTCATCTCTTAAGAAAAAAGGATACGATGGGCTTAATGATATTAACGATAAGAAATACTCCGGATACAGAACCAAGAACCCAACCATATTCTTTGATCATAAGAACCTAAAAGTTGCTAGTAAGAAAATCTTATCTAATGACACGATAGAAAAAGATTATGACAAGACTATGAAGATCTTATCTGTTCAAAATAACGCTGGGAAAGTTGCTGGATTCAGTACTGCGGTAGCTGGACTTGCTGCGTATTCTTCTCATAGAAACAACAATGATGTTCGTAAGAATGATGAAGAGTATAATAAGAAATACGGTAAGAAGGTTCGTAAATGAACATATCGGTAAGCGGAGATTTTAATCATCTCGAAAGATATCTCAAGAAAGATCGTCGAGTATCTCTAGATCAATTAGGTAAAGCCATCGTCGAAGCGCTTCGAGCTGCTACGCCGTCTAGATCTGGAGCGACAGCTGCAGCATGGGGTTATCGTATATCTCATACAGGACGTGGGGAAGAGCTTGAGATATTTAATACGAACATTAACAAAGGTAAAAACATTGCTATTCTGATTCATTATGGACACGGTACGGGTACAGGAGGATATGTTCCTCCACACCCATACATCGATAAAGCTATTGATTCCGCATACAAATCAGCTATAAACAGGGTTTTAACCGATTACCTTAAATAGGAGGCAATAAATGGCAGGATATGTTGATGAGAAAGTCGCCAAGGTAACCTTAGACAATAAAGGTTTTACTAAGAACACTCAAGACACAATATCTGCTCTGGATAAACTTAAAGCGGCATTCTCTAAGATTAATGGCGGAAACGCGTCTAAGAACATTGCTAAAGAGATGAACGCTATTCCAGAAGCAGTATCAAATTCAACAACAAAATCCCAAGGTTTATTATCTCGCTTAAAGAATATTTTTAGTCGTAGCACAGAAAACATCAACATGTCTGGAGCTGCGAAATCGATTGATCAGATGAATACTGATGTTGCTGACAGAACGTCTAAAACATCTAGTATTTTATCTCGGTTGAAAGGTATTTTTCAAAAGGCGGATAATCACCAGGGATTCACAAACTCAATTAAGTCTATCGATGGACTTAATGCTAAAGCATCTGGTATTAACCTAAACCCACTTACTGGAGCATTTTCTAGAGCGGCGGACTCTGTTAAGGGATCCCTTAATGCTATGGATGTTGCTATGGGTATTGTGATGGGAAACATGATGCAGAAAGCTATTAGCTTTGGTGCTAAATTCTTTAAAGGTCCAATTGATGGTCTGAATGAATATAATGAAAAACTTGGATCTGTTCAGACGATCATGACGAATACCGAGTGGGAAATTCCGGATCAATCTAAGCGTATGCGTATGACTTCCAAGACTTTGGAAGATTTGAATGAATACGCCGACAAAACCATTTACTCATTCAAAGATATGACCAAGAACATCGGTACGTTTACTGCGGCCGGTGTTGGCTTGGAAGATTCCGCTGTAGCGATCAAAGGTATTTCTAACTTGGCCGCTGCATCAGGATCAAATACTCAACAAGCATCTACTGCGATGTACCAATTATCTCAAGCGTTAGCTTCTGGTAAAGTAGGTCTTCAGGACTGGAACTCCGTAGTAAATGCTGGTATGGGTGGTAAGTTATTCCAAGACCGTTTGACCGAAATGGCCGAAAAGATGGGACATGCTCGTGATATGACTAAATCTTTCCGGGATTCCTTGAAAGACGGTTGGTTGACTTCAGAAGTTCTTATTAACACTTTGAAAGAATTCTCCGTCGATGAGCAAATGCTTAACGCGGCAACTCAGATCAAATCATTTGGTCAATTGGTAGATACTGTCCAAGAAGCTATTGGTTCTGGATGGGCTACTTCATGGGAATATTTATTCGGTGGATATGAAGAAGCTAAAGGTCTTTGGACGGAAGTCGGTAAGATTGTCGGCGATTATTTCGACGATGCTCAAGGTACATATCATGATGCTATTCTGGATATGGATCGTAGTTTGGGTAATTTCCGAAATGCGGTTTTGAAGACGTGGAAAGACCTAGGCGGTCAAGCATCGTTCTTTAACATAATTAAGAACAGCTTTGAAATTGTCTTTAAAGCCTTAACAAGATTCCGTGAAGGATATCGAAGCGCTTTTGGTGATTTTAAAACGGTTGGTCAATCATTATATAATGTTACCAAAGCCATTGAAAATTTCACTGAGAAACTAGCCAAATCGAAGGTTCTATTCTTACTTGCTGCCAATGCTGGACGATTATTCGGTAATGTGATTTCCTTAATCATGTCTATGTTTGGGCGATTCATTAGTGGATTTACAAAATTTGGAACCGGAACAATGGGATTTATAGCTGCTATAAACTCTGTTGTGTCCGTATTAGCCAATTTCTTTTCTGCGCTTAGATTTAATACTAATTTGATGTCGGGAATGCAATCCCTTGGAGCATCATTAGCCAATGTATTCAAAACGGTAAGTGCAGTTGTCAATATACTAGTTACTGCCTTTGTTCGACTATTCGGAGGAATTAATACTTTAAACAGTGTTTCTAATAGCTTAGGATGGTTCAAGACATTAGCAGGATGGATTGAAAAAGCTACTGGAGCGATTGCTAATTTTGCTAGTGCCTTATCATTTTCTCTTATGACTGGTAAATCACTTGAAGGTCAAGGAATTAAGATTACCGGTGTATTTAAAGCGATCGGTACGGCAATAACATTTGTTGCTGGATTGTTAAAAGGATTTGTCGGAATTATTTCAAAAGTCTTTAGTTCTCTGAAGAACTTGAAATTCGAAAATCCGTTCAAGAATATGTTTGGTGATAAATCGGTTGATACCGGATGGGGCGATAAAATAGCCTCCGGAATCAAAAAAGGATTTGATAAAATTAAATCCGTAGTTAGTTCCGCATCTAAATCATTAGCCGACACAATTAGAAAGATGTCGTTTAGCGATATGCTCAAAGCAGCGTTTGCTGGATGGGCAGGCCTTAAAATCTTCAAGTCCATCAAGAATAAGAAGGGTGGCGGTGGACCATTCGGCGAAATCATGGATATGTTCAAGGATTTTGTCAATAATGGTAAAGAGATGGTGTCTAAAGTATCCGAAGTATTGGACGGCGTAAAAGAGTCTTTACAATCGTTTACTGGAGCGGTTAAAGCTGGATCATTATTAATGATTGCTTCAGCTTTGATGATTTTGGCTTTATCTCTTAAAATGCTTGCTGGCATGTCTACCGAAGATTTGGTACGTTCAGGTTCGGCCATAGCTTCACTCAGCTATATTCTAACCGCTGCTATGAAACGATTGTCTAAGATCGATAAGATACCTCCAGGAACTGCTGTAAGCATGATCGGTTTCGCTATTGGTATTCGTATTCTAGCTGGCGCTATGAAAAAACTGGCAGATCTAGATACTAATCAACTTGACGTTGCTGTTAGAGGTATTGCTGCGGCTACTCTCATTCTTGTCGGGGCCATGAAATTGCTTGAAGGCGGAAAGAAAGTCCAAACCGGAGTCCTTTCAATGCTAGGATTCGTTTTGGCTATTAGATTACTTGTCGGAGCTATGGATAAACTCAAAGATTACAACATGGATCAAATCAAAACATCATTGATTGGTGTTGTAAGTCTTATGGGTGCTTTGGCTCTTAGTATGAAAGTGATGAATGGAGTTAAAATCAAAATCAGCAACATGTTCGGAATGATCACATTCGCCGGAACTATTTATCTGCTGGTTATGACGCTTGAGAAACTAACCAAGCTTAATCCCGACAGATCTGCGAAAGCGATGGAACAGATTACAGTTCTTATTTTAGAGCTTGTATCTGTTATGCATTTACTTCGCGGTGTTAAGATAAAACTGACAACTCTTGCCGGTCTTATAACATTTACAACAATGGTATTCGTGTTGGTTAAATGCGTTGAGAAACTGGCAAATGTCCAACCGGATAGATTAATTCCTGCAGTAGAAGCAATGGCATCTATATTTGGACTCCTAGTGTTATCAATGCATGCACTTAGAGGCGCTAAAGTTAACTTATCGGCATTGCTAAGCCTTATTTCATTCACTTTGAGTGTAAAAGTGCTAGTTAACGCTTTAACTGAAATTGCCGATATGAACCCATCTCGATTAGAGAGCTCATTGCAAGCATTGGCTTCTGTAATGGGGCTTCTTGTATTAGCGACACATTCTTTACGTGGAGCAAAAGTAAATCTTAGTGCTTTATTTACACTTCTTACTTTCGCTAAGACTGTGAAAGACGTTGTTGCGGCACTTCAAGATATTGCTAACATTAATCCTGAAAGATTGCCTGGTGCTTTAACAGCTCTTGGCTTGATATTCTTGCAATTAAGTGCAGTTACTGTAGCAATAACAAATCTTTCTGGTCCAGTGTCCAGCTCAATTGGCGCTGCGATTCTTTTATTAGCGTTAGTTCCTGTATTATCCCAAATTGGTAATACGTTATTAACTCTTTCCATGATTCCGTGGAAAAGTCTTACAACTGCTATGACGGCATTAATTGCCACATTAGGGGCCCTAACTGTGGTTGCAGCCGTAATGTCATCTCTAGGTGGCGGTGGTGTTGTTGGTGCAGGATCATTATTAATAATGTCTGTAGCATTGATAGCGTTATCCGTACCTTTGAAGATATTAAGTACTATACCGATGTCTAAAATTGCTACCGCATTGATCGCTTTAGCTGTTTCTCTGGGTATAGTATTGGCAGCAGCTGCAATAGCTCAAGTTGTTGGTGCAGGTCTTTTAATATTATCTGGTGCATTAATTGCTCTCGGCCTTGCCGCAGTCGGTATTGGTGCTGGTTTGGCGCTTGCCGGTGTCGGTATAGGTCTTATTATTACTGCCCTGAAAGAGTTGGCGGCAACAGGACCTGTTATACTAAAAGGTTTAGTTGAAGCTTTAGATGCATTGCTTAAATCTCTGGCCGAACGCGCTCCATCAATGCTGACATCTTTAATTAAGATTATTCGAACTGCTATAAAAGGATTAATTGTATTAATCCCGGATATGGTACAGTTCGGTATTAAACTTGTCATAGGATTGTTACAAGGATTCACAGAGTCTATACCGCAATTGGTATCTTCGGCTGTTAAATTGATAGTCGAAATTGGTAAAGCTTTAATTGACAACATTGGAACTTTAGTCGATGTTGGTATTCAAATCGCTGTTAAATTCATTCAATCGTTTGCGGATGGTTTGATGAAATACCGAGATCAAATTATCAAAGCAGTTACGGATCTGTTGAAGATTGTATCGGATATTGTCTTAACTGTTATTGGTGAATTGGTCGGACCAATTCTTAATAAACTTGTGGAAGTCTTGACGCCGGTTAAAGACTTTATTCTAGGCGCTTTGAGCGAATTGGCGACAGCAATTGAGCCAATATTCACGCCATTAATGGATGCACTTAAAGTCTTATTCGAGTCTTTAGCAGTAATTATTCGGTCATTAGCCGATGCTATTATTGCAATTGTACAATCAATTGCTCAAGTTGTTCAAGCTTTGGCTCCGGTATTTATTACCTTATTCCAAACGATTCAAGTTGTTGCAAATGACATTGTTGTCATATTCCAAACTATTGGACAGACAATTACAAATGTTGCTAATGCTATTGTTGCAGTTGTTCAAACTATTGGACAAACAATCCAATCCGTATTCCAATCTATTGCATCTATTGTTAACTCAGTAATGCAAGGAATTGTTGGAGCAATCAATGGATTTGCCAATGTTATTTCCGCAGCTGGTGAAGCGATCAAGAATGTATTTGTCGGAATTGGACAAGGTATCCAAGCAGCTCTACAAGGTGTAGCGTCAGTAGTAGAATCTATCGGTGGAGCAATCAAAGCTGCATTCGAAGGTATTGGCGCTGCTGCTCGAGGAGTGGGTGAAGGTATCCAAGCGGCACTTCAAGGTGTGGCATCAATTGTTGAGTCTGTTGGTTCTGCAGTTAAATCTGCTCTTGAAGGAATTGGAAAAGCATTTGAAGGTGCTGGTAAATTTGCTGAAGGATTCGGTAAGGGTATCGAGCATGTTATGAACGGCGCGTCTAAGATTGTCGATTCCGTAGGTAATGCTATTAAAGGTATTATCGAAGCTGTTGGTAAAGCGTTTAAAGACGTAGGTAAAGGTATCGAATTGATGGGTAAAGGTATGAAACCTATTGCCGATCATGGATTCAAAGCCGCTGGCGCTATTACTGCCGTATCTGGTGCTGTTGCTCTCTTGGGTGGCGCATCATATACTGGTAACTTAAACGGATTCCGTGCGGACTTAGACAAACTCGATACTGTTATGTACAAGATGAGTACTCGTAAAGGATCTGGCGATGCTATCAAAGATATTGCGTCAGCTCTTAAGACGGCCTCATCGGCTGCCCCTAGTGCTGCTTCTGCTTTAGAGAAATTTGCTTCTTCATCAGAGAAGATTAAATCCTCAGCTTCTGGCATGGCTAGCAATATTAAGAATGTGGCTAATGCTCTTTCTAGTATCAGTCAATCCACGATGGGCGCTGCTCCTGGTATTACGGTACTTGCTGCTGGTCTTGAGAAAGTGGCTAACACATTATCTCAATTCATAGCTCGTATTACCGCAGTTGGTGCATCAATGTCATCTCTTGGAATGATGTTTACCACAACAGGTTCTGCTGTAGCAAACCTTAGCACTGCATTCTCATCAATTTCTAATGGTACAACAGCGTTTGGTAATGCTATGAACCAAGCAAGAACTGCTCTTGCACAATTTGGTGCTAGCGCTGCTGGATCTACTACATCATTTGCGGTACTTGGTACTGCTATGACAATGGCTATGACTTTGGTTGTTAATGCTGTGAATAACGGTATGAACCAAGCTCGTGCTGCATTGCAACAAGGATTTGCCTTGATGGGAGCCGCTGCCGCAACGTCTATGACAACCGTTGTTATGGCTGTTAACATGGGAATGATGAGCGTTGTGAACGCCATCCGTACAAATATGGCATCCGTATCTACTGTTATATCTACCGGTATGTCTCAAGCAGCCGCTGGTATGGCTATAGGATTTGCTATGATGGGAACTAGTGCTGCTACATCTATGGCATTAGTACGTACAACAGTAATGACTGGTATGATGGGTGTTGTCCAATCTATCCAGAACTCGATGAACCAAGCAGCGACAGCTATGGCCGCGTCTATGTCTAGAATTGCTCAAGCTATTTCTTCATCTATGTCTCAAATCAATGCTCAAATGAACATGTCTCTAAACATGATGAGAGCATCGATGCAGATGGCATTTATGACAATGCAGATGACAATTATGACAGCTATGATGCAAATGGCCAACCAAATCCGTAGCTCTAGTGCAATGATGCACGCAACCATGCTCCAACTTGGAACTCAAATGGTTTCTGCTATGCGTATGGCCATGGCGTTGCTTAATGTGACAATCCTAACGGGTATGATGCAAGCTGCAAACGGAGTTCGATCTGCTGCTGGTATAGCTCATGCTGGTGGTGTCTATGTCGGTTCGATGATTTCTCAAGGGGTTGCCGCTGGTATTAGAGCTCACTTGGGTTCTGTTATCGCTGCTACTAATGAGATTGTTGCTCAAGCCGAACGTGCTGCTCGCGCTAAAGCCGAGATTAAATCACCATCACGGTTATTTGCAGCAAATGTAGGTAAATACATTCCTCAAGGGGTTGCGATGGGTATTGCTAAAGAAATGCCTAGATCAATCGCCAAGATGTCTAAGACATTCGGTGATGCATTTAGTGAAGTCGGTGGCAATGCTATCGACCATGCAAACTCAATGGCAACTGCTGTTAGTGAAGCCGTGAATGGCGTCGGTCAATTGTTAGACGACTCGCTCGCCGACATGGACTACAAACCAACAATCACTCCTGTAGTCGATACTACCAATCTTGACAAACTTCAAAATGGCAACATTCTACGGGGAATCGGTGTTGATGCAACTAATGTTCCGCGACCAGCATATTCTGGTGTTCCAAGTTCATTACAATCAACCAACACAAATGTCTACGACAACTCTAATAAAGAATACTCTATTACTGTTAAAGTGGACAATGGTGGTAAACCAGTTGATGGTAAACAACTTGCTAGAGAAATTCAACAACATATTAAGGACTTTGACGATCAAGCTCGTCGAGGGAAAGGTGAAGAAGTATTATGGTGATGCCTTTAAAGCCTGGATATTTTATGATCAACGGATACAAGTCTGAAGATTATAATGTATTTATCCAAGATCGCCCCGATATAGAAACACCTAAACGAAGAGTGACTTTCGAGTCACCTAATGGCTATGAAGGAGAGTTGGCTTATGACGATGAAGGTTATGAGCCAACCGAATTCGAGCTTAGTTGTTTCTACGACGGACGAAGTCACAATGACTCAGATCGTGATATTTCATTAGCCCGTAATAAAATTAATTTTCTATTTAATAACGGGATTGGTAATTGGATTGATCTAATTCCATATTTCGATCAAAGTCATATTTACAAAGTTATCATGACAGAAATCACATACGAGAACAAATACTTCTATCAAGGTTGTATTTCGTTCAAAGTGAAACTCAAATGTCAGCCGTTTAAATATAATGTTGATAACCAGCCGAGAGTTGTTACTTCTGGTGAGGTCATTGACAATCCTAATTTATATTTCTCCAGACCAACAGTACAATTCTCTGGAGTTACGGGTAACTTGAAAATTTCTATTGGATCCACTGCTATGACAATCAAGGATATGCAAAACGAGACAATCATCATTGATAGTACTCGATACATTGTATATTCTAAGTCAGGATCCACGATCACAAACAAAAACAACAATACTGTAGGGAAAGAGTTCTTCAAATTATATCCTGGGAATGATCTACGGACAAACAGGGTATATTTTACAGCCACTAAGGGTACTGCCCCGGCTTCGATAACTCTAACCCCTAATTGGAGGGTATTAGTTTGAGACCAATTTTATATGAACAGAACGAACGGGTCTTTGATACTAATGGTATGGGGATCTTACACGACGCCATATCTGCAGAAGTCACTGAAGTTCGTAATGCAGAATTTGAGCTTGAACTAAAATATCCTGTCGGTGGAGAGTGGGCTCAAGCGCTCACTCAAAACCGTTATATTTTGGTTAAGCCAAACGATTATGATGAACCTCACGCATTTCGTATTTACGAGATTGAGAAAGAGGCTGATTCAAACCAAATTACTGTTAAGGGTGTTACTAAGACTGATGAATTGTCTGGTAATGTCATCAAACCACTCTCAATTAAATCTGCAACACCGTCTGCTGCTTGGGAACAACTCAAACGTGTGGCTGTGGATCCAATTGAGTACAACTTTATTTCCGATATTCAGACTGCTAAAGACACAAACATGGATATTCGGAATGTTCTTAATGCAATTGCAGGAGAAGAAGGATCATTTATTGATACTTGGGGTGGAGAAATTAAACGTACTAACAATACGATTTATTTATATTCCAAACGTGGTAAAGATCACGTAACAACCATTCGTCCACGCAAAAATCTTAAGAACGTTAAAGTTAAATCTAGCATGGCTGGTAAATTCACTCGTATTTTACCATATGTGACATTCACTCCTGAGGGAGAAAACGAAGCAGAACAAGTTATTTATGGGGATATCATCAAATCTCCTCACTATGACGACTACTTCGTTAAAAGAATTATGCCTTTGGATTTGAGTTCTGAATTCAACGACTCTTCAACCCATAAAGAAGGTGAAGAATCTAAGAAGAAGGCGCCTACTCCGGCACAAGTTACTGCTAAAGCTCAATCATATTTCACATCTAAAAACAAAGATGCGGATAAACCTGATTTGAGTGTTGAAGTTGAGATGATTCCACTCCAAGATTCCACCGAATGGGATCGACGTATCATTCAAGCTCTTGAAAAGATCCAACTTTGTGATACTGTTGACGTCTATGTGCCTAAGATTGACTGCGACGTAACTGTCAAAGTCCGTAAGATTGTGTATGATGTTCTTCGGGAACGAATCATCAAAATCGAGGCAAGTTCCAGTGGGACTGGTCGAGCTAGCTTGGCCGATCAACAGAAAGCCCAATGGCAAGACCTTACAAATAAGATTGTCAACAATGCTCTCTACGGAGAGAAGGACGGTTTGATCCATACAATCCTCACATCAGCCAACAACAAAAACAAAAACTTCTATGGTCCTGAGGAACCTCCTCGTGAGAAGGTATCCAAAGATGACTTGTGGTTTAAACCAGTTGGTGGTGAGGGTGAAGTTGAGATGTGGAGTTTCGACGGTGAGAACTGGGTTCTTGTCATCGACGCTAATTTCGGACAGAAGGTTACTGACAAGGTAAACGACGCTATTGAGTCCGCTAAGCGAGATATCAATGCTGACGTCCAATCTCATATTAACGCAGCTATTGCCGACGCAGAGAAACGTTGGCGACCAGACTTCACACCAATTCAGAATGAGCTTGACGAGAAGCTTAAGAAACTGGATGGCGATATTAATGTCAAAGTTAGTGATATTAAAGACCAACTAGCTTCTGAATTGGAACGAATTAAACCAGGAAATCCAAACTTACTTGATGGTACGTTGGAAATGAATGGTGGCGGAGGTTTACTTTGGAACGTCGTCCAAGGTGGCGGAGGTATGCAAAACGGGCAACTACTTGGTGCTAGGAATTATTTGGTTGATGAGATTTCTCATGTGCCAACAGACAATACATTCTACATGCCGTTTGAAAGTAAGAATTATAGTATCCCATATACGTGGTCGTTCTTTGTTAAGAATACTGCTGGTATGAGATCTTCTAAATTCAAGGTAACACCATTCGATCCAGCTACTGACAAAGTAACTGTGGATGGTGTGGACTTGGTTCCAACTGATGGTGAGGCCATATTCGAGTTGCCTGGCGGTACTGAGAAGTATGTCACAGTCTCATATCCAAGGATTAGTGGCGGTGTACAACTCACGATAAAGGAAATTGCTAACGTCGACGGCGCTAACATCTACACATACAAGTGGAAAGTTGAAGAAGGTACTAAAGCTACTGGCTGGGTGCCTAGCGCTAATGACGGAGATCAGAAGTGGAAGAACTACAAATCCACAGTCGATGGCGATTTGGCGTCGATGAAGCGTCGAATTACTGATACTGATGGTAGAGTTACCACAAATGCTGCTGAGATCCAACATCTTAATACTGGATTAGCTGCTAAAGCCGACCAAGAAACCGTAAACCACCTTGATGGTAGGATTGACGAAGCTAAAGCCGAACTTAATCTAGTTCCAGACAAGATTTCAACTGCGGTAAACGCATACAAAGCTACTGTCGATGGTCAGATCTCCAAGGTGTCAAGCTCTATTGAGCAGAAGGCGAATGAAATCAAAATCGCCGCACAAAACCTAGAGAAGAAGGTTGACGGTAATGCGACAAGCACTTCTGCGGAACTAAGGGTTATCAAAGACTCGATTTCCGCTAAGGTATCTCGTACTGATTTGGATACAGTTAGTGGGAAAGTCACTTCCGTTGAGACGAACTTGACTACAAGGATCGACGGTATCCAAACATCTGTCGATAAGGCAACAAGAGATGTCGATGGTAAGATCACATCTGCCGTATCCTCGGCAATCACTCAATCCGAGAAAGAAATCGGCCTTCGTATCACTGCTACTGAAGCCAAATTAATGTTGGACGAGATTCCTAAACGAGCTAGAGAAGCCGAGATTTATACCGATACCAAATTCAATCTGGTTGACGGAAAGATCCAAACCCAACTTAACAATCGTCTAGTTGATTACGCTCGTACCACCGATATTGCTACTCGTGTTACTCAGGAAGCTGGTAAAATCAAGACTGAATTAACCTCAGTTATTGACCAAAAGATTCCTAAGAAATACGGTAGTCGTAATTTCCTAGCTGGTACTAAGACTGAAATCCATTTCAACGGACCTATTAAGAACAAACAAGGTAATAATGCCTGGGAAGTTATTAGTGGATATTGGTTTATCGACAAAAAGACCCTAAAAGAACGTGGGTACAAAGTCGGTGATCGTATGAATATCCAATTCAAGACTCGTACAACCACTCCGGGCATCACAAGTATGAGGGTTTCTCCTGAGGTTTATAGTGGTGGCGGTTATTTGCAATGGATTAACGGGTCTAACCTATTTGGATTACCACGAGAATACAACAAAGACGAATGGGATGTATCTACATCAGACACATACAAAACCAAAATTGGTTGGTTCAATATCTCAGAGAATTCTCTTAATAATGGTATGCAAATTAGATTCCGTATTGACGTCGGTGGTAAAGCAGCAGGGACTAATGTTGCTATCGATATTAAAGATGCGATGATGTGGGATGGAGACTTATGGACGGATTATGCTCCGGCATATGAGGACATCGATCTAGATTCAAGCGAGAAATTCCAAGAAGTCTTACAGACCGTAGATACCTACAAACGTACTCTTGGTACTACCCAAAACGGTATTACCACATCTATCTCTCAACTAATCCAAAACAGCGATGAGATCCGTACGGTTATTACAAATGCATCACAATCGACCGACAACTTGATTGTTGATACCGACACGTTCTTATCCGCAAAATTAAGTAACTTCACTAACGGAGTTGATGGATACACGACATCTACCAGACCTGGAAATTACGGAAGTGCAGAGTACTTCTATTTTTCTAAAGGTAGTTACGATGGGACATATTCAAACAATTCCGCATTTGTGTCATTACCTCTGGTTATAGACAAAATGGAGGATAGTGATAAGTATACTTTCTATTGCAAATACCACATGGACGCAACCGGAGTTTATCGAGGCAATAAAGATATGAATGTCGAATTGCAAATTATCGATAACAACGGAACGCCGGTATATACTAAAGGACTGACAGCACAACCTGGCTATCAATATCAAACCTATACCAAAGACACATTTGATGTAGTTGGTCAGCATATATTTGATAATGTCAACGGATATAATGGCCGATTCTCATTCCGTATCAAATTAACCGGTGAAGGTCGATTTGGTATTAAGGAGATTATGTTGGTACGTGGAGGTACTGTTGGACGGTACAAACCATCTGGTGGTGTATCCTCAACTGTCATATCTCAGAAAAACGATGCCTGGGCATTAAGCCTATCCGGACCGAAAGATGTCATCACAGCAATCAATGCTGATCGCTCTGGTGTACGTCTTAAAGGTAAGAGTATTGTGTTGGATGGTGATGTTATTGCTAACGGCACAGCATTTATCAAAGAGAGTTGGATTGAGGATCTTAATGCGTCTAAGATTACTGCTGGTGAGTTAAATGCCGCTAGAGTAAAAGTCATTAACATTAACGCTAATAATATAGTATCTGGTACAATGAGTGCTGCTCGAATTAGAGGCGGTGAATTACGAGCATTGAACGATGCTACAGTATTTGATCTACAAAATGGTACGTTGAATTTATATTCCGATACGGGTACCATTCGAAGAATTGATGAAACAAGTTCTTCTCAGTTCTTTAAAATGACAAGAAGTGGTTTTATTGCAGAACATTTCCGTGATAATAAAGCGGCAATGATTGTTTTAGGAACTAACCATGATAAATCTGAGTCAACAGAAAATTCGACCTTTTCTGGAACTAGACTTTGGTCGGGTAGGGGTAATGGAGTTAATGAATCTTTTTACGAGATCGTTGCCGATCGTATAGCCATGTATTCAAACGGTAAGTATCGCAGTCCTCTTATCTTCCATAACAATACAGATGATGGAAATAACTACATAATTCCTATGAACGAGAAAAACATAAAGCACTTTATTGGACGTGGCGATAAACACTTCATGGGGGTTTATACCGATAACCTATATTTGGGTACTGGAGGAACTAATGCTGGTGGTTATTTATGGGACTTATTAACTTGCTTTGGGATCATTGCCAAATACGGATGGAATCTAAAAGACGAATCTACACAAAACCATATTCGTGGTGTGCTAAATAAATATCATTTCAAATAGAGGTAACAAATGAACGACGAACAATTATACAAAGCATCTTTTGACGAGTTATCTAACACGTTATTGAATGTTTCAAAAAATAATGCTTTGCTTACAGCACAAGCCAAGTTCTATCTTGATGCGTATACTAATCTTCAAGAAGAACACAAGAAACTTATCGAGGAAAAAGAGGAACTCCGTAAAGAGTACAATTCTTTACTCGATAAAAACAATCAACTTACTGAAGATCTGCGTAAGCTCGAAGGCGAACCAGATCCACACACTACGGAGGAAACTAAATAATGGGTATTTATGGTGAATTCAAAGTAACAAACGTATATCCTCGTTATGGTTCTGATGGAGCTGTCATTGGGACAGTTGTATCCATCAAGCAAGATAATCCATATTTTGCTGTCATGGATTACATCTTAAACGGTGACCAAACATCGAAAGACCATGATGATCTGTTGAAGCAAATCAAACGTCAGGAATTCTACACGAATTTCTCAGAATTTGCTCAACAAGAAATTGTTAAGGAGATCGACAATGCGAATACGAAATCCAACAGTAACGCAGAAGCCATTGAAAAGATCAACAAACTGACTCATACAGTTATTCTTAATTCTGTAATGAGCGATGGTGTTAAATATGGTGTTGTCTACAAACAATTTGCAGAACAACTACCTGCTGCTACCGATGGTATGAAAATCAAAGACCAAGACATCTTCACAGTCAATGATCCAAGTCATACTGAGGTTGATGGCGAAGGTAAACTTGTCATCGTGCAAGCAAACCGTGAATTCACATACGCTGGACAACCTGCTTCTGAATTCAAAGAGAACGGATATTTCGGACAAAACGGAATTGCCGTGTCATATCCATTCGCTAAGGAGAACACTCCTACACAATAACACAAGGAGGCTTAAATGCGATATTTAGATACGCCTGTGACTATCGTCGATGACGGTACAGATCGCAGCTTAAGTATCAAATTTGCCGAGCCAAGTGCCGGGGATACAGAGGTTATCTCCGGTGTCTTGTTTAGGACATCTCATGATACTTCTGAGGAAATTCAAGCTAAATTTGAACCTACTACTGGGTGTCTAAATCTTGAAATTCCTAATAATTTAATCAATTATACGGGCTACGCTAAAATCGTTGTCCCTAAATCATCATTCTTATCTGAACCAATCACTGTCAAGTTCGACGTATATTCTCCAAAGGACGAAGACGGAGCTGACCGTGGTTATACAGGCGCAGATAAGTACTTATTTGTCCGTGACTTCCATACAAATGGTGATATCTACGTCGAGGTGGGATCTGATGTAGTGAACACTGATTTCTTGCGAAGTGTCATTGACAAAGTTATTGCCAAATCTGGATTAACAGGTAAAGATGGAGTTGAAATTGATACTGTCGCTCTTAAGAATGACATTTTCAATCGTGTGATCAGGTCTATCGATACCAATAAGATCCAGAATGATGTTCTTACGGCCGTTACAGCCAAGGTTGATGCGATCAAAGAAGAACAATCAAAATCCGTGCAAAATCAGGACGCTAAGATTCAAGCCGTCGAATCTAAAGTTGCTGGTATTGACGTGGATACAATTAAGACGAATATCTTAAGTGAATTTACAACTAAAACAGAGCAAATTAAGGCCGAGATTATCAATGCCGTCGATATTCCTCAGCTTAAATTGGATCTGACAGGATTGGTTGAGACTAAATTCACTGCAGAACGTCAAACAATCGTGGATAGTGTGACATCTGCGATTAACACCAAACTCCAATCTGAGGAATTCATCAATCCGATTGTCCAAAGGGCAGTAGCTGGAGTGGATACTCACGGATACGCCGATACTGTAAAGACAGAGTTGAATACTAAGATTGAGGAAAATACTACTGGCATTTCTGGTATCAACACCAAACTCGAAGGTATTGAGCAGAAGTTATCTGCTAGTATTTCTGAGGCGATCTTAAAGACACTGAAGGATCAACTTACTTCTCAAGATATTACAACAATTCTTAAGAAGGACGACTCTTATGTTACCACTATCTGGGAGGATATCAAGACCGCTGGTAAACTTGATGACTTTGTTAAAGACTCTGACTTGCTAATGGTTGCTGATATCGATGGAGGAGGAACTTTATATAATGGTGCAAATGTACTATTAAAACTCCCAGCACCAGGTCCTACCATTTCTGAGGTTAATCAACTTCGGTCGAGTTTGGGAAGTCTAGAAGGTAGAGTTGGTACTGCTGAGTTAGAAATTAAAGGAATCAAATCTCAAGGTACTGGTGGTTCAGGTACTCCTGGGCCTAAGGGTGAAGATGGTCAACCAGGCCCACAAGGAGAACAAGGTATTCAAGGCCCTCCTGGACCTCCAGGCCCTAAAGGTGACAAAGGAGAAACCGGTGAGCGTGGACCTAAGGGTGAAGATGGACAACAAGGTCCTGTTGGACCCGCTGGTCCTGCCGGCCCTCCTGGAGAAGCCGCTACTATCGACACAACTAACTTCGCTACTAAGCCAGAACTAAACCAAGTAAAAAGCGACTTGACTGGTTTACAATCTCAATTTAGCGATGTTGATGGTCGTGTAACGACGCTTGAAAACAAGCCCGCTCCAACTGTCGAAATCCCATCTGAATACAAGAAACTCAATGACTTGTATGCTATTTTCCCAACTTACGAAAATCTCGTAACCCAAATGACAACAAATATCAAGAACCAACACTTGGCACTTGGTATTGACGCAGTGGTTGATGATAAACTTCGTAATGGTGGAGATCCATTTGTTACTACGTCACGGATGACCGAGGCTATTAAAGCCGTAAATGGTGTATCTGGTAGTGGTACTACAATTGTTGCGGGTAATGATGTAGATACTGTATTTGGTGATAATTACCCATATGATGGCGATAATATCACAACTCTTAAGGATATCCCAATCGGATCCGTATATGTCGACCGACTTCGTAAGAATGGAGCATTGAAATGGATCAAGACACAGATGTATGCTGAGAATGCGGATCGTAATCAAGCACGAAATTGTTGGCGTGTGTTATATGGTGATACTGGAGCGGTTAAAATACCGATGACAGGTTCTCCTCTAAATGGTGCGGTATTGACATTCCGTCGTATCAACTCCACTGTCGAACTCACTTGGGGTGGATTGTCTTGGGGTTGGTTCGGTATCAAACGAAGAGGGGCTGCTGGATATGCGGATCACCCGTCAGACCGTAACAAATTTGTAACTATCATTCCTCAAGGAGGTCTTAAAGAAGGGTTCATCCCTACAGGATCTAAATTGGGAAACATGACAAACGATAAGGGTGTTCCTTACGGTACATTCTACGTTGGCGGTGTGACTGATTCTAGACAAGTGCGCTTGCAATTCTTGAACGACGTGCCAACAGATCGTGATATTGGAGATATTCGATTTACAACTATGACTTATACCACGGACGATCCGTGGCCAGACCAAATTACTATATAACGAGGTTAATTTATGTTTAAACTAGAACGCTTCGAAGATGAAGAAGGGACTAAGGTAGCGGTTGTGGATAACAATCCATATTTCCGATACGAATATCCTTATGTCTTAACAGAAGATATGAAGCAACAAACAGATGAAGAGATTGGTAAATACCTTATTCAAGATCTTCAATATCGTAATGAGCACACTTTGATGTCTACTTTGCTAGATGTCAATTTGCGCTCTCCATTTATTTACGACAACCAATTCGCAACGCTTATCCAATATCTTAAAGAGGGTGAGCTTGGTGAATCATATTTCCCAGGATCTCAAATAAAACTTCGTATTCCTAATTATGAAGCTGAGGGTTGGGAAGGTGACTTTGCTATGGTTACTGTGAATAAACCACTCACAATTCCTAAAAATACCGCAGATATCTACAAACTGTTCTCAGATTACCACAAGAACGGCATCGTAGAAATTTTAAAGTGGCAAGACGTCGTTCACCTAAATCCGAACGACTTTAAGAAAGCAGCAACTGAAACTGGAGGAAACTAAATATGGCATATACAGCAATTGACAATTCAAGAAGCGTAATCCAACACTATGGCAAAAAAGGTATGAAATGGCGTAAAAACCGTATCGAAAACTACGATGTCGATGCCGTGGATGTCGCGTCAGCAGATGATTTACATAAAGATGATGCCGATTTGGCATACATCAAATCTGTTAAGGACACTCAAGCGCTTAACGGTCCGGCAGACTATAAGACCTTGGAAAAAATCCATGGTAAAAATAAAGTCACTCGTGAGATGATGGCTAAATTCCAAAAGAACGCTTACGGTAAATTGATTGACCAAAAGGTTAAATCTCGTACAGATCGTTGGACTAAACTTCGTGATAAAGCTCGTAAGATTAACAAACAATCGACTCTAAATATCGGTAACGGTAGTCCTAGAATTTAATGGAGGTACATAAATGGTAGTAAATCCATCTGCGATGCTGGCTTGGATGCTGGCTCGTGAAGGAAAAGTAACATATTCTATGGAACGTCGTACTGGGCCAGACTCATTCGACTGTTCTTCATCAATGTACTACGCTGGTGTAGCCGGTGGTATGAGTACTCTGCCTTGGCCTTGCTCGACTGAGACAATGCATGATTGGTTGTTGCAAAATGGCTGGGTACTGTTGGCAGAAAATGAAGAAGCTGATGTACAAGCTGGCGATATTTTCATCTGGGGACAAAAAGGATATTCTGCTGGGGCATTTGGCCACACAGGTATTTTCTTAGACTCTGATGGAACTATTATCCACTGTAACTATGGATATAATGGCATTACTCGAAATAACCACGACGAAATCTGGGGCTATAACGGCCAACCATATTTCTACTTCTATCGTTACAACGGTGGATCTCGTGTTCCTAACCCTCCTCAAATTGAGATCGCTGAGAATACGTTTGAACATGAGTTGAATGTTGGTACTCACTTACCATCAAGCGAACAACCATATTATGAAGCGACTATCACAGAGGACTACTGGGTCGAAGCTCAACCATTCGCTGGTGCTGAAGAAAAAGAACTATTCAAGAAAGGTTCTCGTGTGCGTGTCTATGAGAAAGTGGACGGATATTCTCGTATCGGTTCGCCTCAATCTGCTCAATGGATTGATGACAACTATCTAGACGACGCTGAGGATATGGCTGGGAAATTATGATTATTATTCACAATGACGAATTAATCCATACTGATAATATGGATGATGTATTACTTCACTTTGGAGTCAAAGGTATGGGAGGTAAATAATGTTAATTATTGAATCCAATAAGCTTATTCATACCGATTCTATGGACGATGTGTTGCTTCATTTTGGTACTAAGGGAGCAACTAGATTCGCCAAGAAGAACTACAACAAAGCTAAGTATGCTGCTGGCTTTGCGGCTAAGCGATCATATCTGTAACCACTGCGGAGCCTACATGGCTCCCTTTTATTTTGTCTTCGCAGAAATTACAAGTCATATAATGAAAAGATATTTAAAGGAGGTCATTATCATGACTAAAAACACTAAAAAGGAACTTACACTAAATCAAATCGCTATGATCGAAATCGCTTTTGGATTTGAAGATTATGATATGGAAAAGATTTTAGAACATCAACGATTGTATGTACTTGGCAAATCAAATGTTAACGATACAGTTAAAGATTATGTACTAAGTCTTTCGCAAAGATTAAGAAAAGAAGCAAAAGGGTTACTAGATTGTGTAACATTTGAGGAAGTGGATAAACGTTCACTAAAGATGTTTAAGACGCATGAAGCCTTGACAGAAATGTCACAATTAATATGGAAAGAGGTTGAAATAACTGAAGAAATGAAAGATGAAATGGCAAAAGCCAATGCTGTATTCAAACCATTGTATGAAGCAAAGAAACAAGAGGTTAAAGAGATATTGGACTTTTACAGAAGTCTTGATTAATTCTAAGGGGGG